AGATCTGAAGATGCTTATAACATTATTCTTGAATCAATTCAAAACAGTTTCTAATAGTTCAAGACAAAGGTAACGGGCGGACAGTGGCGGGAAAAGGACAGCGATCAGCGGCTCACGTTCTTCTCCAGGCGGTTCACCCGGTTGATGGCGTCACGCACTTTGCGCGGATCTACCACCAGTTCTTTGTCGCAGAGAATTGCCAGTAACCTGTTGTTTTCGACAAGCAGCTGCACCACTTGTGAGCGTTGTTCAGCCGTCATGCCCGGGAAGGGTGACGCTGATGAACGGGCATCACCCGTGCCGGTATCGGTGTACCCGCCTTCGTAACGTCCGCCACGGGTGCGCACCTGCTCCAGGATCTGCGTAGTGTTAAGCATCCGGATGGTGCCCCGCTTCTGCGCCACGTCGAACACATCGAGGAACTGTTTTACGGCGGGGTTTGCCACTGCCTCGTGGTTGGCGACGAACTCATTTTTGTGTACGGGGATGACTCCGGCTGTGTCGTGCGGGTTGCCTTGGGCGGTGTAGCCTTCGATGTAGTCATTAGAGTAACCGCCCGAGTACAGACCCTTGGCTTCATCGCGCTGCTGTTTGGCGACGGCGATTTGGGCGGCTCCGGCAACAACAGCTGCTGCCGCAGCGGCAGCACCCAAAGCAGGACCGACAACAGGAATACCTGCCATTGCCTTGTATGCCTCCATAGCTGCTACGGCGGTGCTTGCCGTCACCTGCAATACGCTCATGGCGAATTGTGCGTCGGCGTATTTCTTCTTGACCTCTTTCATTGCCGCCTCTTTTTCTTCTTCCAGCTTGGTGGTGTCTTTGCCTGCCTTCCGGGCGGCGGCAATCTCCTTGTTATACTTGGCTTCCACCTGGCTCAGCTCACGGTCTTGCAAGGCACTTATCAGCTGGCTGGCGGATGAAGCCGCCTGACCGACCACTTGCATTGCCGCTTGGGCAATTTCGTTGCGCATCTCTTCTTGTTCTTCGGCGATGCGTGTTTTCTCTTCCTGGTATTCTTCGAAGCTGACCAAATCATCGGCGTACATCTGATTCAAGATATCGTTCTTCTGCCCGAAGTCGTCTGTGCTGTCTATGGCTCTGAACCCTTCTTCCCGCTGCGTGCGCCGGTCGCGTTCCTGCTGGCGGTTATCGCCTTGCTTCTGCTCCACTCTCCTATCCAGCAGTTGCCCTTCCACTTCGGTGGTATCCATGCCATACTTCTCCAGCAGCCGCTTGCGCTCCTCCAGATACTCCCGTTCGATGTCGAGCAGCCGCTGGCGGTAGGCTTCTTCGTCGGCGATGTCGCCGCTGATGAATGCCTGCTTGGCGGCTTGCCTTTCTTTTTCGGCATCCGATTCCGCCTTGCCGAAGTCGGCGTTCTTCTGCGCTTCGTATGCGCGGTTGGCTTCGGCTATCAGCTTGTCGTATATCTGCCCCTGTATCTGGGAGGTGTCTTCGCCGTTTTTCTCCAGCAGGTCCCGGCGTGCGGCGAGGTAGCCCATTTCTTCGTTGTACATTTCTTGGCGGTACTGCTCTTCGGTAATCTTCTGGTCCAGGTAGTTCTGCTTGATGATGTTCAGCCGCTCGCGGTAGGCGGCTTCCAGCGCGTCGTTTCCAGAAGCGGCAGGCGTTCCGCCGCCTGTGGGGACAGTGACCGTTGCTGGTTCGGGATTCACAGGGTCGGGCGTGCCTGTACCTTGTGCGGGCGACATGATTTCGTTGTTGATATCGGCTATGGCTTGCTCGATGCCAGATAATTGCTTCTTGGTGTTCGTCACGGCTTGCTCTGCCAGCTGGAACTCCGAACGCATGGTTTTCACTCCTTGATTCAAGCCGGATGCCAGCATACGGGTACCGCCGGTGCCCATGCGGGATGCCTGCATCGTTGCCGTACTTTCGGCTGCGGACAGGTTTCGCTGTGCCGTAGTGAAGCGTTGTTCGTCAGCGGCAAGCTGTTTCTCCGACTGGCGTTTGCGCCGGTACAGCTCTTCCAGCTCTTCTTGCGCCGCCTTCAGCTTGATTTGCTTCTCCAGCTGTGTCAGGTATGCCTTAATGGCTTCGGTGTTGTCGTTGGTCAGCCTGCCTTCGTCGTCCAGCATGCCGTTGTAGCCGGGGATGATGCTTTTCAGTTCGTTCAGTGCCTTGATGCGCTGCTCTTGAGCGATGCGTTCGTTGTGTAGGATTGCCGTAAGAAGTTCTACCCTCGATGCCTGACGGTCGTAGTCTTCGGTTGCGGTCTTGTTGATGCGTTCCATCGAGCGCATCGATTCCGTCACGCTGTCTTGCTTGCGCTTCAGGTCGATGAACAGGCCGGTCAGTACTCCTACCGCCGCAGCGGCGATGCCCCACGGGTTGGCACGCAGAAGGGTGAAGAGCGATTTCAAGCCTGTTGCGACGCGTCCCGTCCACAGCACTTTCGCCTTGTCGGCAATGACGGAAGCGTTTACCGCTGCCGTGTACAGCCCCACCGCCGTAGTGGTCGTGACGATGACGCCCCGGTAGTCGTCGAAAGCCTTGATGAGCGAAAGCAGCCCCTTTACGGTCAGGCTGCCGAAGCTGATGAGGTTCTTCATCACCGGCTGCAGCCGTTCGCCCAGCTCTATCCGCACTTCCTGGAAGCTTTTGCGTGCCTTCTCCAGTCCGGCTTGCACGGTGTTGTTCTGCACGTTGTATTCGGAGGTGATGCTCGTGCCTTCGGCAAAAGCCTTGTTGGCGTTCTCCTGCTCACGGCGCACCAGGTCTACATTGCCTGCCAAGGTGCTGATGACGCTTGCCGCTTCGGCTCCGCTCAGCTGCATTTCTTTCAGCACCGGAGCGATTTGTGCCATGCCGCCCATCTTGTTGAGAGCCTCCAGGAACGAGATGACCGCTGCGTTGACATCGGTCTGCATCAGCCGGGTGAACTCCTCCACATCCATCTGTGCCAGCCGGGCATACTTTGCCGGTTCCTGGTAGATGCGTAGGATGAGACCGGACAGTGCCGTGCTCGCCATCTCCGAGCGCAGCATGTTCTGGTCGAGTGCCGAAGCAAATCCCATGATATCGGTGACGGACATGCCTGCCTGCTTGCCCACGCCGCCCATGCGTGCCGTGAACTCCACCAAGTAAGGTTCGGACGCGCTGGTGCTCTGTGCCACCTGGTTCACTGCCGAACCGATGGCAAGCATGTTGTCGCGCAGGCTCCGGCTCTCGTCGCCGAACATCTGGCTGAGCTTGCCTATCTGGTTCACGGCTTCCTCGCCCAGGTCTTCTCCCAGCGACACGTTTATCTGGTTCGCCGCTTCGACGAACTCCCGCACGTTGTCCACCCCCGTAATGCCCAGCTTTCCTGCCTCGCCAGCCAGCCGGTTCAGCTCCTCGCGTGGGGTACGGGTGTCCATCTGCTTGAACTGTTCGTTCAGCTGCTTCACTTCCTCCCGTGTCATGCCGGTGTACTTGATGGCCTGGCTCTCGGCTTCTTCCATCTTGGCATATTCATCCACACACTGGCGCATGGTGAGGGTCATGCCGGTCAGGGTGGCGATGGCGCCTGCTGCCATGCCCGCATAGCGGTTGAAACCGTCAGCCAGCTTGCTGATGGAGAGTCCGGTCTGGGTGGATGCGTTCCGAAGTTCTTTCATCCGTTGCTCGGTCAGCAGGAGTTCGGCCTGATACTGCTTCCATTCTTTCGTGCCGGGCTTGACGTTGTTCATCGCGCGGCGCAATTGCGAAGCTCCCTTGCGCAGTTCGTTATAGGTCAATGCGGTGCGCCCCGCTTCCAGCCGCTGGCTGTAGAGCGAGCGGTTCAGTTCGTCCTGACTCTTTTTGAGTGCCTTGTATTCGGCCGAGTTCTTTTTGCCTGCATCGGCAAGTTTCTGCATTTCTGCGGTTACTTGCTCCAGCTGGCGTTTGGTCTCGTCGGATTTGGCTTTGGCTTCCGAGTTGTCGATACGGATAGCCATGCGGAAATCTCTTATACTGATAGCCATCTTGTTTACTATTTAGCCATTTACGATTTACTATTTACGGTTTAACTGTCCAGCCAGCGCCCGTTGTCGAGCCACACGCCGCCGTCACGCCACTTGCCGTCTGCCAGAATCCAGCGTGCGTCGGCTTCGGTGTCGCTTATCTTGGCGGGGTAGAACGTGCCGGTCCATGCCCCTTTGCGCCCGTTGGCATCGAGGGTGTATTCTATCTCCTTGCACACGTATCGTTTGTTGCGGATTTCGAAAACGCCCCGCGGGTCGTACAGGTTGGGGTCGTGGCTGGTCAGCTTGATTTCGTTGCGCTGGTCTATCTCAGAAGAACCTTCCCACAGGTTTGGCTGCAGATCACTCAACCGGAGCGTCTTGCCTTCGGTGTTGGTCTGTATCCACTCGTTAACGCCTCGGATGAATGCATATTCATCGGTATAGGCGAGCGGTAGGAGCATGTAATCGCACCAGACCCCCATGTTCATGACCAACCCGCTATAGAATGCGAGGCAGATGTTGCTTTTGCTTTCAGAACCGCTGTCCGAAGAACTGTTCTCCAACAAGTCGGCAACCGCCTTTGCCTCTCCGTCCTCCTCCTTTGTGCCCGACCCGCCATCAAGAACAGGCATAGGGATGGAGTAAGTCACAGTCCCGCCACCCTCTTCGAATGCGAAGAACGTTACATCCGCCTGTCCGATCTCAACCGGCATAATCTCCAGCTCCACTTCCTGCTCGGCATCCTCCCTACGGATAGACGCGAACTCATCCGCCAACTGCCAATGCAGGATGTCTTTCGACCCTACCGTTTCAACGTAGAAGTAAACCGTACGCCCTGTATTGAGGTCTGTCCATAGGATGTTCTCATCGCGGTGATCGGTGAACCATGTCAGCATCCGGTTGATGAAACCTGTTGCCGGCGGGTCCACTTCTACAGGAATTTCACCTTTCGAGGCAGCCGCCTTAACCGAATCAGGCAGACAACGCCCGCGCCAATACGCATTATCCGGGAAACCGTACAGCACATCGCTCCGCATAATGTTCACCGCTTCGGGTTCATCGTCTTCATCGGCGGCTTCGGCTTCATAGACATCTTCTATCCAACGCACGTGGTTGGTCGTCACAGCATGGTAGTAAGTCGTCCGTGAAAGGAACCTCACGACACGTTTGCGGTTGTCTACAACGAACAATCCGTTAAACAGAAGCTCGACCTGTTCTAAGAAGTCGCCCACACTCCAGCCCGGCAACATCTCGCACCACTTGCGGGTACGGACCACGTGGCAGATAATCAGTTCGCGATAGATGGTCTCTTCTAAGAAGTTCGAGGCCAGCCTATATCCCAAAGCTGCGAACAAGTCTTTAAGGAACGCGCACAGGTAAGGCTGCGGGACGAACGAACGCAAGTTTGGGTACACCAATCCCGATTCTTGCAGGTAGCCGGGTGTGATATCCGTCTTGCCGATACCCGTGTTCACCCACGGGTTAATCACCTCACCGGCTACACGGTCGTAGACCATCGTGAAGCACACGTCTGTCTCCGGGTAGGTGTACTTCACGCCCGCTACTGCCATGCCTTCGTATACGGGAAGCGTCTCGGTCATCCCCGTCAGGGTGGAGATCTTCAAATCATTGCCGATTACGTAGTTCATTTCGGAATTTCCCGCGGCTATCTGGATGCTCACGCTCTCATCGGTCCAGCCGGTGATGATTTCCGTACCGTTGCAATACACTCGGTTATCGGCTATCAGAACTGCCTTGCGCTTGGTCGTCACTTCTTCTACCGAGTTCAGCCGGTTCAGGTGCTTGTAGAGGTTGGCGTTGGTGGCGTTGGTGAGTGGCAGTGTGATGTCGTAGGTGTATTCTCCGTTCTTGGTGAACAGCGGATTCTCCCGCTTCACCTGCACGTTAAAGTCTTTGGGCAATACGGCTGAAACGCCGTCGATGTAGAGTTCGGTCATTTTTTGTCAGGAGTTAAGAAGTTAAGGAGTTAAAGGAGTTAAAGGAGTTAGAGGGAGTTAGAAGCCAATAGTTATCACGCATAGTCTTGCAGCTTGAATCCGATGCTCAACCCGTTCCAGCCTCCGAAGATGTCGTATTCCCACTCGATGGTAAGTCCTGACACAATCTGCATTTCGTCGTCGCAAACAAAAGGGGAGGCCATCAGGCGGTTGCGAAGAGCCAGCATCAGCTGCTGCAGGGCGGCATAATGCGCCAGTTCGTCTTCGTCACTCTGACTGCCCGACGGCACTTTCTCCAAGAGGAACAGCACCATGTCGTTGCCGCTGCTGAAGTTATCGGCATCCCCATCCACTGTGGCATCGGGATATTTGGCACACAGGATAACGCCGCGCCGGTCACGCAGCTTGCGGATGATGTGCCCTTCGCGCACGGCGAGCGCAATGCCTTCTATCTGAACGTCTTTAGCTTGTCCGTTAACGTTCTCCTTTAATTCAATAAGCCATTCTCTGAATCGTTTGATGTCAATCATAACTGTCCGTTATCCATTATTAATTATTAATTGTTCATTATTAATTATTCACTCAATCAGGTTGTTCTGTGTCGGGTCTGCCATGCGGAACGAGAACTCTACGGTGGTCAGTACAGAGCGGCGAAAGTCACGCTCCAGCTTCTGCTTGGTGATGATGATGGGCAGCCACTCCGACCCGTTCCAAACCTCCACCTCACGGGCGTTCAGCAGGTTGTGCCACAGCTTGTATTCCGACCGCAGGTGGATGATGCCGCTTCGTGCCGTGTATTCGTCGGTCACCTTCAGCCCGAACTTGCGTTCCACCCCGTACATCGATGCCGTGTCGTCTTCGCTGCTCCCGGCTACGGAAAGCCCACCCGTGCAGCACAGGGTTTCGGGCATGTCGTATGCGTTTTTGAAGCGGAACACCCACCGCTCGGCGTAGGGCGTGGTGTCTACCACAAATTCCAGGCTTCCGCCGCTCAGGCTGAATGAATAGCTCCGCAGGCTTTCCGCTCCGAGCAGGGAACAGGCGTATTCGTAATCCGCCTTCAGGGTGACAATCGTCTGCGCGTTAGGAAGAGGCAAGGAGTAGCTTTTCTCCGTACCGTCCGGCAGGATGCCGTGCACGGTACAGCTGTTTGCATCCGGAAAACCGCTCACGTATTCGGGCACACCGGGACGGGTCACTTTTTGCGTCACCTCGCTCAAGGCTCCCGGCGAACCGGCAGACTTCCGGGTCTGAAGGCAGGAATAGATGACCAGCGAATCGGAATCTTTCGTATCGTTGATGTAGAAAGAAAACGTACCGGAGGCACTTGTTTGCCAATACAGCGCATCTTCGCACCATTCTCCCCACAATGCCAGCTCGCAGAACTTGCCAAGGCGGCGGATGCGCACCTGGTTCTGCGCGTCGGGCACGTATTCTTCGTCCAGTATCTTCTTGCCTCCGTAGTAGATGCTGAAGGTGATGGTCGAGTCGGTATCGATGATGTAGTCCTGCATGGTGGCGCAGAACTCTCGGGTTCTGGGGCGTTGGGTAACAGTCATAAGTTTATTTACTATTTAGCGATTTACGATGTACGATTATTTACGATTTACTATTTACGATGTACGATTTAACGATTTGCCATGCGGCATTGAAATTGTAAATCGTAAATAATAAAATCGTAAATAAGTTAGAGTCTGCAATATTTGTTGTGCGGATGGTTCTTGGGCAGCAGCTCGTAGTCGGGTTCGCTGCCATCGCGGGCGCGTTTCATCTTGTCTATCCAGCGTGCGGCATCTGCACGCATCCAGTCGGAGGCACGGCGCACGTCATCGAGGCTTGCCGGTTCGCTGTCGCGCATCCCGCTCTCGGCAAGGTAACCGCGCACCACGCCACAGGGCAGCAGTTTGAGCGGCAACCGGCAGAGGGCAGTGCCCATTGCCAGCAGGCACACCGCCATGGCGGCGGCATAGTGTGCCGCACTCTCGGACTTGGACGCGTCCGTGTCCAAGTCTTCGTCTAAGAGCTTCTGCCAGTCTGCTCCGTAGGCATCCGCCACGGTCATCAGTTGCGCTTCTCGGATGAAAGGCACCAGCAGCAGGTATGTCCGCTCGCTGCGGTTAATGGGGAAATACATGTCGAATTGCGCCCCGCTGCGCACGATAAGCTGCCGGGTGGCACGGTACAGGCTTGTAGAGGTCCACTCTTCGGGCTTGGTCTTGTTCAGGTGGGTGATGAGCGAATCTACGGCACGGTAGTACGCTTCCATCTGCATGGCATCGTCGCGATCCAGCTGCCACTCCCACGGCAGCTTGTCGCCGCCGTCGGTCGACACCTTGAACTTGCGCCCGTCGTCTTCGTGGCTCAAGTCGTTTTTCTGGTACATGCGCAGGGTGGCAAGGATGGCGATGGGACGCTGCACCAGCCGTCGCAGCGGGTCGCTGTCGTCTGCTTTTTCTGCCAGGGCAATGACCCCTTCGCCCACCAGCCGTGCCAGTTCTTCGGTGGCCTGCTCGATGTCGCCCTCTACCTTCGTGAAGTCGTTGTTGGCGTAGTAGTTGCCGGTCAGTGCCCGGAGTTGTTCGGTTCGTTCGATTAGCATAGGCTTTACCTTTTTGGGCAAAGGTAAACCATGGAGGAAACAAAGGAAAGGACACAAAAAAAGGGATGTCCGTAGTGGGGCATCCCTATAACCAAGAGAATCTGTTTGTGTTAATCAGACGAAACGAACTTGGCTTAAATCTTTGGCGAAAGCATGAATGGAGCTTTCAATCTTTTTCATCGTAGTGTCAGACGGATGGCGGTGTCCGGTAATGTAGTGGCTCAATTGCCCTTGGTTGACTCCCGTAATGCGGGATAATCCGGCTAATGTAAACGCTTTAGAGTAGTCTGCCAAGAAAGAAGCCATGTCATAGCGAAACGTAAATTCCACTTCTGGAAAGGCTTTGCCTTCTTCTTCATATACCGCACGCACATCGTCTATGGCAGCGTAAAAATCTTCTTTTGCCTCGGTTACGGAATCACCCGTACCCGAGCAACCGAACGGACAATCCGGCTCTGCGATGTAGACGGAATAAATCCCGTCCTCGCCCCGTTCGATAACAGCTTCAAATGTCTTTTTCTCTTCCATGGTTCATAGTTTTCTCATTCTATATAGTGAAAAGGGAGAGGGCTTATTTCAGCCCTGCGTCCCTCATAATGCTTTTCAATGTACCGGGTTTCACTTCCTGTGAACCGTGGTGGCTGGTGGTAAACAGTTTTCCGGTCTTAGGGTTCTTCCATACCGGATGCCTCCCTTTTCGTGTCACCAGCTCGCAACCGGCTTCTTTCAGCATCTTTTCCAATTCATTATATTTCATATCGCCTTCTGATTAACACATCACAAAGATACGAATATTAATATCATTCAAAAAGAAAAAGGCATAAAATGATATTGTTATTAATATCATTTAACTTGAAGCTGCTTTCTCTATTTCTTCATCCGCTTCATCATTTCGTCTGCCCGCTGCTTGTCGTCGAGCAGTTTGAGGAGGACACGGAGCAGCGGAGTGCGGTCGGTATCGTCTGCCGTGCCGAACACGCCGCTCTCTGCCACGGTATAGAGGATGCTGTTCAGCCCCAGGTCTTGTGCGGACGAACGGGGTGCATCCGGCTCACGGCGGCTGAAAACGGGTGCAAAGGTCACTTCCTGACCGTCGATGACGAAACTGCCTGACAGCAGGTATTCGCAGAAATAAGCGAACCACACGTATACGCCCCACTGCATCCAGCCGGGCATCTTCACGGCATCGCGCATGTAGCCGGGCATGTTGTCCCGGCAGAAGGGGATGCGCCGTCCGCCGGTACCGGGTGTGCGGTACAGGGTGGCGGTGAGGGCAAGCAGGTCGCTCTCGTAATGGTCGGTGGTGTACAGGTTCATGGCGGCAGTGGCGCAGCGGAACTCGCCGAAAGTGAGGTCGGCACCATGGCTTGCCGGACCGCGCAGCCCTTGCCACTCCGGCAGCAGGTTCTTCGTGGTGCGGAAGTCCATGGCAACGCAGCCTTCTTCGTCATCCACCACCCACATCCAGCCCAGCGTGCCTGCCAGCCTGTCCACCAGGTTCATGTCGTCTGTCTCGTGCTTGCGGCGGAACCTGTAGCCGCGCCGCTTCAGCACAAAGGCGCACCACGCACGGCGGATATCCTGCAGCGATACGCCCCGCCGCACCCTCAGTGCGTGCCTTAACTTCAGGAGGTACACCCACTCTTCGGGTGTCACCTCTTCCCAGCAGTCGGGGAAACTTAATTCATTTGCCATTTGAGTATTTACAATTTACTTGAATTCCACATTATCCCTCCGTGATGAATAAACCTTATACCTGGTTCGAAGCCCGGTCGCCTGCGCTCACGTTGTCTTCTTTGTTGATGACCTTGCGGTACAGCCCGAGGAAGATGCCTTTTTTGTCCGGGAAATTGATGCGGATGGCGTCGTTTACGGCTTCGAGGGCGATGTCTTCGGCTATCTGCGTGTCGGCACCGTAGAATATCTTCAGGGCATAGAGCATCTGGCTGCCGCTGTCGCTCTTGCCGTCGATGATGATGTTGGCAAGGGCAGGAGATAGCCCGAAGCCGCTGGTGGTCGAGCTGTCGGCGATACGGCTTATCTTCGCCTGAGCGTCGATGTACTTGTCGATGTTCATCTCGATAGGCTCTATCTTCCAGCTCTGCGGGTTGCCTTGCGGGTCGGTGAAGTCCACGCACGAGAAGAACTTGCCTGCGTTCGCCTTGCCTGCCATCACGTTGGCAATGGTCTGCGTCAGTTCGTCTTTCAGCTTCGACATCTCGCGCTGCAGCTGCTCTTCGGTCCAGTCGGGATGCAGTTCCTGCACCAGGCGGCGTTTTTCTTCCCAATACTCGCCGGGCGTGTGCACGATGTACGCCGCCGCAATCATGTTCTCGTTCAGGTGGCGGATGATGCGGGGCAGGTCGTTGGCGTTCTCCAGCCAGGGCACCGAGCCGTAGAAGCAGGAGATGGCGTACAGGTTGCGCCCGAACGAACGCATCGAGTGGTAGCGGATGGCGGTCTCGTGGCGCGAGGGGTTCCATTTGTCGAACACGGGATAGCGGCGGAACGTCCGGCTACGGAACGCGTCGAAGTCGCCGGTCAGCACGTGGGTCACGTCTTCCAGCCTCCGGCTGTCGTTTGCCGGCCATACCAGCCGGCATTCCTGCGAGTGCAGGCAGTCCAGCCCCGCCACCCACGGGCGACCGATGCGCACGCCGCGCCCCATGCGGTACTTGACGAACACGCCGTTCAGGTGGGTATATTCTACCAGGGCGGCACGCACAAAGGCACGGTAGTCCCACGACTCCAGCCAGTCTTGTATCTCCGCGTCTTCCACCCATTGCTGGACGCGCTCGTTGTTCTCTATGGCGATGCGGTAGAGTGCCGGTCCCTGCCCGTACAGCAGCCCCGTCTTGCGGTCGAGGATGCCCGGGCCCAGGTTGTTGCGCTCCAGCAGGTTGCGGATGGCGTTGGGCAGGTTGTTGTCTTTGCCCCAGGGCACCACCCGTTCGCCCGCCACGCTGACGGGGTCGCCGTCCCAGTTCTCGCCGCCAAGGTCGAAAAACTGGCTCATGGCGCCGCTCCAGTCCATGTGGATGGCATACTGCCCGGCGGCGGTGTCTACGAATGAGAATTTTCCGATATGTTTCATTGTTCAGGAGTTAAGGAGTTAAGAAGTTAAGGAGTTAACGGTTTATCAGGATGCGGGTGGTGTTGATGAAAAGCGTGCCGCAATAGTCCTGCACGATTTTCTGCAACGCAGGAATATGCTGTTCGACGACAGGGTCGAACCACGGCTTGGGACTGCGCTCCATCTTGTCGCGGTTGTGCTTCTTGGTCACCACCACCGTACCTCCTTCGCGGTTGTATCCGCGCCCTACGCCCAGATGGACGTACAAGCCCGCCTCCTCGAACCCGAACCCGATGCTGGTGATTTCCTGCCCCGCCTGCGGAGCCTTGCCCCAGTGGCGGTAGTTCTGCACGAGCGAGGCGGACAGGCGGGTGTCTTCCGTTATCCAATGGCTTATGCTGCTCCGCAAGGCTGCGTTCACCGTGTCTCCCCAGCGGCGCACGTTGCTGTTGAAGCGGGCTACGGCTTCCTTGTCTTGCTGCCGTTCCCACTGCTGCGTGATGCCTGTATCCCCTTCCACGTAGAGTTCGATGGGATACCCTTCGCCCCGTTTCTTCCGCCGGTTGCGCCGGTAATACCCTGCCATTCGTTCTGCATTTGCTCCCATAGCTTGTTTTTTCGGCAAAGGTAAACGATAGCATACCGGGCGGAAAGGACACAAAAAAAGCCGGACACTTGTGTGGAAGTGTCCGGCGACCAAAGAAGATTTCTTTTCCTCTCTATATTACCGCCACGTTTGCCAGTTCGCCGGCAAACCGGTGCAGGGCATTCTCGATGCGTTCTTTTTGCTGCTTGCGCGGTTTGGAACGGCCGTGCATGTAAGCCCATAACTGTTTTTGGTGAATGCCTGTCAGTTTTTCCAGACCGGACAACGATAGCAAGGCACCGTAGTTCAGCAGCAGGCTTTGCGTGTCGTAGTGCCACACCAGTTGGTATTCGCCTTTAATCTGTTCCGGCCACTGGCTTTCCGGAAGGTTCTTTTTAATCAGTCCGATGGCTTTCTCTACATCCTTCTTGCAAGCCTCAATGGTATCGCCTGCAGCATAGATGCCTTCGCAATTTTCCGAATAAGCGCCGAAGCTGTCCGCACTGGCGCAAATGTTCATGATAATCTTTTCCATAATCAGCAGTAATAAGAAATCAGTAAATAAAACAACAGTATATATTATGGAAAAAGGAGGGGGATTATTTCACCCCCATTCCTTTAGCAATCTTTCGTCTCAACGGTTCCGGAATTTCTTTTGCCCCATGGTAGGGAACCGGTTCGGAAAGCTTCCCGTCTTTCAGGTAAAAGTAGTGGCTGCCTTCCGCATGGCTGAACTTCCATCCCGATGCCAAGATTTTACGGTGAAATTCTTTGTATTTCATAACGCGCTTGTCATTGGTTCGACACTGCAAAGATAGAAATATTTCTATTAATCTCCAATAAATAATAGATATTTTTCTATTCTTTATGCGGAAAGCCTTCCGGCAGCCGGTTGCGCACGATGTACGTCTCTTCGCTCATCGCTCCTTTGATGACCGCCTTGGCATCCTGCCAGCAGTACGCCATGCGGATGCCGCGGTGTGTCATCACCCAGTCGCTCATGCCGGTTTCGGCAGAAATCTCTTCTACCACCTGCAGGAACTGCGTCAGGTTCTCCAGCCCGTTGATGTAATAATGCAGTTCGGAGCATTCTTCGCGTGCGTCATTCATTGCGCGCCTCCTTCCTTCCGTTCGTTTTCCGCATATTCGCTGATGAGCCGGGCGTATGCCTGCAACACTTCCTTGTCCATCCTGATGAGGGGGGTAATTTTGCCTTCGTTGTCTTGCGCCATAAGCAGGTACTCGGAAACGGTTTCCCCGTTTTCATTCACTTTGCTTTGCTTCTTGATTTTGATAACCACTTCTTTCATTGCGCACCTCCTTCCTCTATCCATTCGCCGGTGGCTTTCAGTGCGGCGGTAAGGCAGCTTATCAGGCGGCGCACGTCATCGGCATCCAGTTCTTTGTCCATCAGTACGCTTTCGCCGCCGCAATACAGATAATAGATGTAATCGCTCACGGCGTTTCCGGTTGCTTTCATCTCGCAATACACGTACATCTCTTCGTTGTTGTGGTTAATGTCGCCGAATTTCTTCTTCTTCATCGCGCGCCTCCTTCCTCTTCAAGTCCGATTTTCAGGAATCGGCCGAGCCAAGACACATCGGCAGGCATCTTCTGGAAGATGTATATTACCGTTTTCACGTACCCAACCGATGCCGCTTTCTTGTGAAAATCTTCCAGCGCCCCTATGCTGTAACGTCCGGCTTCCTCTACTACCGTATAGTCACAAGGTCTGGAGGGTGTATAAATAAGAATAGAGGACGGTGCTTCGAAATCGCTTCCGGAACAAAGTTTTCGCCATAGACGGGTCTTTCCGGTTCCGGCCTTTCCGCAGATAACGATTGTTTTCATCGCGCACCTCCTTCCTTCTTGGCACGGTACACGCAATAAGCCGCTGCCGCCACGGCTGGCGGGAACAGGAAGGTGACGCAGAGCGCGCCGATGGCGCCCACGTACCACGCATCTTCGGCGGTCTGGATTTGGCATTCGGACGGAAGCGTCCGGTTAACGAGTTCACGAATTTTGCCCGCGAAATTCATTTCGTGAGCAGCCGGAATGCTCTTCGTTCCGGCGGTCAGTTCTTTTCTCATGATACTATAATGTGATTTGGCTGTTACAGGCAAGTTCACGTGCGGATACACGAACGGCTGCCTGTTTCCCGTTAAGTCGCCAAACCACATTATAGTATCCCCCGAAGAGCATAAAAAATGTAGGGAAAAGACAGCCGTAAGTTTCGTATATGGATTTGGTCACCTCATAAATAAGGCGAGCAAACCGATGGACATAAAAAAAGCCCAATTTCGTATTGAGCATCTAACCGGTGCTCTGCGGTATGGACTAACCATAATGTGATTTGGCACTGCAAATATAGGAATAGTTTTTGGAACGGCAAAGAGAAAAATGCGTAAATTTGCGGAAAAGATTACGATTATGACAGAAAGAGAACAACTTGCCGAAGAAATAGAAGGCTTAGGCGATGGATTGACAATCGGAGGTTTCACCATAACAGACCCGAACGAAGTTAGCTTGCGCAAATACTGCGTAGAAAAAATCATCAGTACCGGCCTCCTTAGCCGTGACATAAACGAAACCGTACGCCGTGCGGACATACTGTTCAGATACATCTCCAACGGAGAAACAGATACAAAATAAAAACCATACTGTCTTATGAAACCGTTCGTCCCCCCAATCTACAAAGTGACTACCGAGACAGCTTTTTACTTGTCGCTGGACGTATTGAAGCTGTTCTACGACAATGCCCAAAAGCGTCTTGCCGACTATCAGAAACAGGCAAACGACACCACTGAGAGGGCTTACAAGACCCTTGCCATTTATGCCACCCTGCTCACCTTGCTTTGCGCTTACGTATTCACTCATCCGGATTTAGCGTGGCGAACGGTGCCCGTATGGTTCCTACTTGCCGGTACAGCCTTATCCACGTTCTGGATGATGAAAGTGGTTATGCCCCGCGACTATATGCCATTGGGAAATACGGTCAAGGATTCCCAGCCCAACGAATATGCCGTTTCGTTCACTACCGATGGCGAATCGTCGGACGACGACATGCAGATGCGCCTTGTCTTGCGTGACGAACTCAACCAACTGGAACAATCCATACGCTGGCAAGAGCAGACGAACAATCGCCGTGTCCGACTGTTCGGGCGGTCGCTCCGGTCCATTCTCTGCGGCATTTGCGCCGCCATGCTGTCTTATCTCATCCTTCTTTTCCTTTAGTCGGATAACTTGTTGTGCCCGGAACAGGCTTCGGTTGCGGGCGCGGCGGAGTAATCGGTATCTTTGGTGGTAACTTTCCCATAATTGCTAAAAAAGGGCGTCCCCCTCGCAACAGTGCGCCGACAGGTAAACACAAACCTGAACCCGGCTTCACGGGTTACACTGCTGCAAGGGGGACATGTCTTTGTTTTTATTCGGCACCGCAAATGTAAGCAAAATCCGGCAAACGCGCAATTTCCCGCCGTTTTTCCTTTCTGTTCCAAAACTTTATGCTATCTTTGCCTGCCACGGGAGGAAACAAGAAGCTCCCGCTTTTTTTTCATGACCCTTTTCGAAATACTGGAGTTCAACCGCGAACTCATCGCCAAGCTCGTTGCCGCCGGCGTAAAGGCGGACGACTGCAAATACATCGACCTTTACATCGAATATACGTCGATGCGCCGGCGGGGCGAGAAGGTGACCTACGCCGTGACCGTGCTTGCCGTGAAATACCGCATCTCCGAGCGCAAGGTGTACGCCCTGCTGAAACGCTTCGCCGCCGACTGCACACGCCGTGCAGCGGAATGAGCGCACGCCGGTGTACGGATTCCTCCCCTTAGCCTTACCTTTGCACCCGGCCGGAGCAATGGTGCTGCGGCGCAACCTTTAAAACCTTACAATCTATGATCAACTATTCTGTATGCCTGATTGGCAACCCCCAAGACGAAATGGCTCCTGAAAAAGCGTATGCAAAAGCCCAAATCAGCGAAGTGATGACGTTCAGTAAGTTTGTGCGCCACATCGCCGACCACAACGGCGTGTACAGCCGTGGAACGGTGCAGGGTGTCATCTCCGACATGTGCGAATGCCTCGTAGAGATGCTTTTAGAAGGCAAGAAAGTGCAGCTTGGCGAACTGGGCGACTTCTGGATTTCGCTCAGTTCCACCGGGGCGGAAAACCTGAAAGCGTTCACCGCAGCCAACATTAAGGGAATCAATGTAGTGTTCACGCCTGGAACGGATTTCGACGGCTTGCTGAAGAAGGCGAAGTTCAACCCCGTATCCAGCCGCACGGCACAGGCAGCCACCTTGAAAGCAGAGAAGGAGGGGTTGAGCACCGTTGACCTTGAAGCGGCGAAATCGTAAATCGTCTTTCGAAGGGGAAAAAGCTCGTTCCTTTTACCGGAACGGGCTTTTTTTATGCCCTTGCCGTGCGGTGTGTTCCATGGAGCGAAGCCCGATGTTCCACGGTACATCAGGCAGTATTCCGCGGTGTGTCCGTCCGCCTTCCGTGCTGCCTTGCGCTCCATCAGGCGGAGCGCGGGACGGAATCGGGCAGTTTTTGCTGCAAAAACGGCACAGCGGGAAGCGGAAAGCCAAAGAGAATCAAGGCGGAAACCCCTCCGTGTGCGCAAAAACACGGCATTCTAAGCCTGCGAAGCCCGATCCGCGCCGTCGGGGGATTGCGATTGCAAGCCGTCGACCAGTTCGGAAATATGACGAAATATCGTTACAAACAGCCAAAAGCCCGACCATCCATCACGGACAGCCGGGCTGAACAAAAACATGGAAAGAAAGCTGTGCTATTACAAGTATGCTGCCCCGCTCAGCTTGCTGCGGCTCTGCCACATACGCACCACTTCGGGGCGCAGCACGAAATACTTCAGCGCGTCGGTCAGGTTGGTGCTCTCACGGGGAAGGCGGTGTACGGGCAGCTTGTCGCCGGTCTTCTCCTTGACTATCTGCGTGGTGTTGTCGCGCTCGTTCACCTTCGCCTTGGTGCGGGTCACCTCCATCTCGCTCTTCAGGTTGGGGCAGTTGTGCTGGTCGATGAGCAGGGTGTAGAGCTGGCGGGCGAGGTTGCCCGGCAGCAGGTCCATGAAGAACCGGTACTCCAAGTTGCTGGAGATATTGCCTTGCCCCAGGCTCATGAGCTGCACCGTCCAGCCCGTGCGCCGCCCTTCGGCATCGGTCTCGATGGCTTTCTTTATCTGGCTCGCCATGTCGGTGCTGACGCGCTTGTAGTTGTTCATCGAGCGGTCGTAGTAGAGCTTGAGCAGCTTGCGGCGGTGGGGCTTGAAGTAAGCCAGGAACTTGTCTGCCAGGTCGCGCACGTTCTGCGGGGGCAGGGTGTACAGCTCCTTGAGGATGCGCATCACGCGTCCCGCCTGTTGCCCGAACACCATGCTGAGCATGTTGCCGGCGTCCATGCCTGCCTCCAGCGGACGCCCCGGGTCGAGGTAGCGCAGCACGGTGCAGTCCTGCTCCCAGCCGAAGGGGTGCTGCTCGATGACCTCGTTCAGGAACCCGTCGGCGTAGAAGTTCTTCATCGAGAGGTTGCAGTAGAACATCTGCGAGGCTTCGAGCTTGGGGATGACCGAGAGGATGTTGCACGCCGCGCCCTCCAGCCCTTCGGCAAACTCGTCGTTGAACCAGTCCTCACCCAGGATGTCCACGTTGACATACGAGGACGAGATGAAGAAGAACGACACGCCGCGGCGGGTCTTCACCCACCGCCGTTCCCACCGCTCCATGGTGCGCCGTGCCAGCATCATCTGGCGTTCGGCATCCGCCAGGGCGGGGCGCACGGCAGGGTCGGTGCGCGCGTCCGCCTTCAGGCTGTTGTATTCCTGAAGGCGTGACAGGTATTCGCGCTTGGTGTCGTTGTAGACGAAGCCGGCACGGAGGGCGAGCAGGATGCGCTGCTTGTCGTTCTGCTTCGCCAGCTTCAGAATCCAGTCGTACTCGCCCAGGTGGTTGGGGTTGGGCATGTCGGTGGTGAGCGTGCGGCTGCGGTACCACACCGAGTCGCCGTACTTCACCCGGAAGCCGCGCACCGCCTTCAGCAGGTTGGTGAACTTCTCTTCGGGGAAATACTTCACCTCGTCGCCGAACACGCCCACGTAGGAGCGTCCCGCGCCGATGGCTGCACGGTCGAGCGAGATGAAGGTGAAGTTGAACCCGGTATAGAACACCATGGTGTTGCGCCAGTCGGTGCAGACGTTGTACATGCGCTGCTTCCACTCGCGCGGCGGCTCGCGGTTGATGACGAAGTGCACGTCGGGCATCCATCCCAGCAGCGAAAGCCCGTCGATGAGCGAGGGGATGACGTTCTTGTGCAGGTCGCTGTAGGTGTCCGCCACCCATGCGAAGGGTGCTCCGGGACAGTCGTGCGCCACCTCCTGCACCCGTTCCGCCAATACCTGCACCGTCTTGGCACTGGCACGCCCGGCAATCCAGTACAGGCTCCAGGGCTGCATCACGGCGATGAGCTGCGCCATCCAGTTGGCATAGCGCACCTCTACGTCATTCGTAATCTTTAGTTTTCTCTTGCGTGTCATCGAGCATTTCTTCAAAATTAATGTCTTCTATGTTGGCATCCCGGCGCAGGCGCACCTTCTCGCCTTCGGGCAGGTCCTGCATCTGGTCGATCTGCCGTGCCAGGTTCTGGCGGTTTGCCGCCGGAAGCCCTACCGATTCGGGGCTGAGGTCGTACCACTTGATAGGCTTCTCGTCCACCTGCTTCAGTTTCACGGGGTCGGGCTTGTCGAGCTGCTTCACCTTGGCAGCCTGCACCAGCAGGTTGCCGTACACCTCCATGTCTTTTGCCGAGGTGGCGTTCTGCAGCACGGCGAGTGCTGCCTTCTGCAGGTTGTCGAAGAGGATGCTGCGGTAGGCGTCGTTTTCCACCGTGTCGTTCAGGTAGAACAGGTTGAGGGCTTCGGCGTACATCTGCCGCGCCCTGCCCCGCTCCACGCAGAACGGCTTGTGCATCAGGAAAGCGATGGCATTGTCCTTGCCGTACTTGCGGTGGATGCCCACCAGCGCATAGAGGGCGTTGTAGTACGCCTGCTCTTCTTCGGTCAGCTCCAGTGTGCAGCCGCTGGCAAGGTAGTCTTGTAAGGTTTCGTAGTGGGATTTTTCGAACATGTCGGCTATTTACGATTTACTATTTAGCTATTTACGATTTACTATTTACGATTACCCGATATCATCGAAGAATATCTTGTTGATGCTGTTTTTATAACCTATCGATTTGCGGAACTTGTCAAACCGCTGTGCCTGTGTCACGTTCTCACCGGTCTGTGCGGCGGCAGACATTGACAGCCCCTCTTTTGCCTGCTGGAGCAGCTGACCCCGGTCGTAGTGGTACTTCAGCGGACTGCCTATGAGGTGGAAGTACCACAGGAAGTCTTTCTGCGGTATCTTGTAGTACATGGCAATCTGTTCGGGGCGGTAGCCGATGCCGGCGAGACGTTCGTATTCGTCAATGTCAATGCGTGACATCCATTCGGGGCTGTCATGCCAGCGGTCGTATCCGGTCACTTCTGAATTCATAGACTTTTTTGTTTTTAAGGAATACATATTGCTCTATCATCGCATTCTCACCGTAGTTGCCTGACCCTTCGACGACGAAATACCCTTGCGGAGTATCGATGCAAGCCACCTTTTTGTGGCTCCATGACCATGTAAGGGTAATTACACCTTTATGGCTTAAATCAACCAATCGGGCAAACACCTTCGGCATACGGAACTTGAGCGTCTCGGAAACGTGCAGGTGGATGTCGCCCAACATGCCTTTGTCACGCCAGCGCAACAAGGCATTGATGATTCTTTCGTTGGTGGAATAGGTTGCAATGTATAACCGGTTGATATGGCCTGTCTGCCTGATCAGGTAAACGATAAAGGTAAATGCGGTAAAACTCTTTTTCGTCTCGATAAAGAATATCTCGTTTTCTTCAGGAAGCCGACCGCACAGTTCACGCAGACTGTCAAGTTTAAACGTGAGTAAGGACTCAAACCTCTGTGAATAGAAGCAAGAGTCCATCATCTCACGTTTTAAATCATCCAACGAAAAGTAATACCCCATATCAATACGAATTTTCATTCCAACAGTCTCAGGATGTCTGCCCGTTCTTTCTCATAGCCTGCCAGCCGTTCGCGGCGCACGGCGTCGAGGTGGGGCTTGTCACCCTTTGCCAGTTCGCTTTTCACGCGCCAGATGTTCATCTCCACCTGCCGCAGCCGTGTCATCAGCTTCTTGACCGGCATGTTCACCAGCTTTTTGCGGCGGCGGAACTCGGCGAAGGCGGGATGCTTGCCCAACAGCGAGCCGTGTTCTTGGTACCACGTTAGCTCTTGCCAGATAAGGCGGTTGTCGATGTAGTTGTCTACCAGCTCGCCCGCCGTCTCGGCGCATTCCGCCAGTCCGGCACATCCGCGCAGCTTCTGATGCAGGCGGACGTAAGCCCGGTACTTGGTGAACTTGCGGCTGGCAAGGGCTTCCAGCTCCATGGGGCATCCGGGCTTGTCGAGAAACGGGAACTCGTCGCGGAAGCTCAGGCTCTTTTCTCCGGCATCCGCTCTTCATAGCTCGCAGGGCGACTTGTCGGGAAAGCGTTTCTCCAAAAACTTCTCCAGCCACGGGCTGTAACCGCTGCGGGCGTTGTTCATGAACACCTTGTTTCGTAACAGCCGCTCCACGTACTTCTCATCGGGTGCCTTGCTTACCACCGGCAAGAGGAAGGGGTCGGTCTTCCAGTCCAGACGGACGGGGTGCACCGTGTTGCACTGGTTGAAGTAAAGCGAGGTGAAGAGCGTGCCTTCCGTGGCTTTGGGGTCATCGGCAGGCAGGAACGCCGCCAGCCGTTCCTTCTCAAACCATAGGGGCGTATGGGTGCCGTAGTTCAGCGCAGGCAAGCCCGATTCGGCGAGCAGTTCCATCGTGTGGCGCATCGCGGCGCGGTAGTGCCCGCTGTATGATTCGGGGCGGAGCGGTCCCAGTACCTTGGGAATACGGATGTGCTCCAGCCCGACGGGGTTCATCAGGTAGATGTCGTCGTTGGTCCAGATAAATCCGCCGGTCACTTCCGGGCTCTCCTGTGCCGTCCACAGCTTGTGCAGGGTGTCCACCGATGGGATGTCGGACACACGCGGGCACTCGATGAGGGTCAGGTTCTCGCCGTCCATCCATTCTTCGGCATCGCCGATAATGACGATGCGGAAGGGAAAGCGCGCGTTCTGGTACCACGAGCGCAAGGCAAAGAGTAGCTCGTTGCCCTGCGCATATTCCTTGCAATACGGAATGACCACCGAGACGCATGCGGTCCCGGCGGTCTTCTTATTGTCGGCATCCTGCACCGGTGCGGCTGGCAGGGGTGCAGGGTTCTCTACAGGTTTCATCTTGTCCGTCATACTCCTCCTCCTTGTGACGACCCTGTACCGGTCAGTCCGAGAATGGTGTTGATTTCGTCATCGTCGGTCACAGGGATGAGCGACTTGGCAATCACGCCCAGCGTGTCTCCCCGCAGGGTGGAAGCCATGTTGATGGTGGTCTTGTTCGCCTCGTTGTTGTCCTGCCCTTCGGCGGTGCTGATGCTCAGCGGGGTGCAGGGCGTTCCGGCAATCTTGCAGTCTTCGCCCGCGCAGTTGATGACAATCGCGCCGAGGTTTTCGTTGACGTTGTTGTTGAGGAACTCTTTGAACTCGACTTCCGAACCCGGATGCTCGAAGTCCACGTGGTGGATAAATCCGCGTGCATCGGGGTCTCCCTCCGCGGTGTCGTAGATGTTGATGGTGCTCTGCGTGGTGTACACGGCAATGGGTTTCTTGCTCTCGGCGAAGGAGAAGGCGGTCACGCGCACGCCCTTCGCGTCTTTGGTAAAGGTTGCCACGTCGTCCCAGCGGAAGAGCACGATGTATCCTTTTTTGCCTGTAGCCCGTCCGGCATTGTTGCTCTTGCGGGGCACAGATATGAATGCGTATTCGTCTGCCATAATAATGAAGAATTAATAATTAAGAATGAAGAATTGACAATGAACCATGCGGCATCGCAATTGTCCATTGTCCATTGTTTATACGCCGCCTCCCTGCGAAGATTCCGGTTCTTCTTCCTCTTCGGGCGGGATGTAAGCGAAGATGGCTTCGGCGAGCCAGAAACCGGTAGCCTCCCACCATTCCGCCATGATGTCGACGTTGTAATGATTGGTCTCCATGCGTATCTGGGTGCGCTGCGGGTCTTTCGACATCAGGTGCTTGAAGTTCTCCTTCGGGGTGATGAAGAACACGCCGGTACCGCGCATGCCTTCGAGCGGTGCGAAGGTGAAGTTGGTGAAATCAATCTTCACTTTCTCGCCGTCCTGGTTCTTCAGCCACGGGTATTTCTCGCGGTAGGCACGGCTGTAGCGGATGACCAGATCCGGGTCTGCGTGCACGAACATCGACTTCTTGCGGTAGAGGGGCTTCACCTGGTCTACCGCCTTGTCTATCTGTGCCAACAAGGCTTCACCGTCCGTGCTCAAGGTTTCGCCGTCGAGCAGCCACGTCACCTTCTTGTTCGATGCCGTCTTGAGTGCCTTCAGCTGGGTCACGTAGCCGTCCATGCAGTCGAGGGCATCGCTTGCCGCGCCTCCGTCCTGACTGGCGGAGTTCTCCTTATATACGCCTACAGCCAAAGCCTGCTCACGCTCTTCGTCCAGTTTGGGGAAGATGAGCTGGTAGAGGATGTAGCGCACGATGGGCATGTCTTGCGGGTCGAGATTCTCATCGTAGAGGTATCCCAGGATGTCCTCCATGATATCGGACGGTTTGACGGGTACGTTGATCTTGCACTTGTAGTTGCGGATGGTGAGCGGCGTGAAGGTGCTCTTCGACTTGGGTGTCCAGTAGGGCACGAACTGTTGCAGCACGCTGTCGATGGCCGCCTGCTGTGCACGCACCTCGGTCTTGTCCGTCATGATGGTGCTCATGTAGCGGATGGATTCGGTAGTGCCCATCAGGTCCTTGATGATCTGCAGGCGTTCGCTGCTCACGTACTTGCCGAACTCTTTCTGAAGCTCGGTGGTGTCGATGGTGGTGTTGCCGCTGTAGGCAGCCCCCTTGAATGCCGCATCGAGCCACTGGTTGTGCGCCAGGCTCATGTCGGGCTTGAATTTCTTTGCCATACCTTTGTCATTATCGTCCGTCACCTGTTCGCCGGCATCGGCTGCAGGTTCTTTACTCAGGCGTTCGATGGTCTTGTCCCGCTCTTCGAGAAGGGCTTTCATCTGCTTTTCGGATTCCTGAAGCGCCTTGATGCGCTCCATCAGGCGGACGTTGCTCTCTCGCTCGTCTTCCAGCTGTGCCTGCACTTCGCCGGTCACGGCACTTTCGGCTGCCGCACCGTCTTTCTCAAACTCCTCCAAGTCTTTCTTGAACGACTCGACAAACTTCTCACCGTACTTCTGCTTCAGCTGCTCTTCTTGCACCGAAAGCAGAACGGACTTGCCGTTCTTGTCTTTGGCGAAAGCCGAGATGCCCAGAAAGGCGAGAACCACACTCATTACTTTTCCAAACATACGTCTTACTTATTTACGATTAGACAATTTACTATTTACAATTTGTGCATATAGTCATCGATGCACATCTGCGCCGACAGTTCGCGGCTCCGTTCGGCAGCCTGCGCCAGCGTTCCTACCGCATCTGCCAGCCCCGTGCCGACGGCATCACGGGCGTAGAACATGCGTCCGCGCAGCACGCCTTCGGTGTCCGCCTTCAGCCGTGCGCCCCGGTTGCGCTTCACGTTCTCTTGGAAGTCGCGCGCCAGCGGGTCAAGCTCTTCGTCGCGTATCTTGGCATACTCGCCCTTCTTTGCCGCCTCGAACGGGGCGTTCTTGTAATCCGACAGGTTGCTGTAGATGGTGTGCACCTTGATGCCCTCGTTCTCGTAATACTTGGCATAGTCGGCAAAACTCATCATCACGCCGATGCTGCCAAACTCGGCATCGATGTCGTTGTCTGCCAGTATCTCGTTGCAGTAGCTTGCCACGTAGTAGGCGGCTGAAGCGCACAGGCTGCAGCTTGCCACCACCGCCTTGCGCGCCGACTGCGCCTGGCGGATGGCATCTGCCAGCGGGGCGATGGCATCCACGCTGCCGCCGCCCGAATCGATGTCGAGAACGATAGAGGAAATGTTTTTGGATGCTGCCGCCTCACGGATGACGGAGGCGATTTCGGTAGTGCCGTAGCTGCACATCGTGCCGTACTTCAGCATGGTGCCGCGCAGGGGGATGACTGCCGTGCTGCCCTCGGGCGCATCGGCAAACGAATTGCCACGCTTCATCAGCCGCCCTTCGTGCTCCAGCATCACCGGAACGGGCTGGCTTTCGGAAAGCGGCTTGCCGTCTGCCAGCGAAGCGTCGCGCGACAACAGCCGCTGCACCAGGAGCAAGTTGGCTTCCGCCTCGCGGAAGGAGATGAACCACTTGCCCCGGCACACCGCACTGTATAGAAATGAGAAAACCATTGTTACACCTTTGAAAACTAATACCTATTAATAACCGGATACAAAGGTACAACGGTATCAACCCCTTAAAAGGACGAATAAACCTTGGCTGGCTCGGGGCTGTCGCGCTTGAAAGTGAGTGAAAGTGTTGCAGGAGTGCCGCTCAGTTCGGTGTTGACCTGTACCGGGAACTCATCGCTCCCCACCACCCGGCGCTCGCCGTTGGTGAAGTCGAGCAGCACCAGCCCGGCTTCGGCGAAAAGGGTGCGCAATTCGTTCAGTTTAGCCGAACTTGTTTCGGTTACTACGGCTTCGAGTTCCTGTTCTATGGGATAACCCGCTTCTCCGGTCTCGCCGTATTCGGCTGACGAAACAGGCACCGGCGTGAAGGTACCGTGCACTCCGATGTCCGGACTGCCCGGAAAGTTGCGCACCGTGGCTTGGCTCAGCGGAAGGAACGCCAGCCCGCAGACGGACGCACGTTTGTCGTTTCGGTTCATTTTTACTTAAAGTTTAAGAGTTAAAATACGAGTTTCGGCGGTTTTCACTTAGAATTTAATAGGTTAAACAGTGTTAAGGGAATAACGAAAGCTGGATATCCCTGTCTACCTCCTTCACCATGCGCTGGCGGTTGCGGTAGTCGTACTTCTTCACCGCATCGTAGTTGATGGCGTTGTTCTTGATGTTGTAGGCATAGAGGAAGGCGCGGATGATGCGGTCCTGCTTGTAGCCCTTCTCGTATCCGGCAATGAAGTACTCGCGGATGCGGATGCGGTAGGATGCCTCGATGTATTCGCGCAGCATCCGCTGCTTCCATTCGGGGATGTAGATGAAGTTCTCCTGAAAGATGAAGTGGTTCCACTCCTGTACCGGCAAGACAAGCGTGACGGGATGCTCCTTGATTGCCTGTTTGGGCGGGCGGTCGCTCACGGTAATCATCGACTGGATAAGCTTGCCCAGGTCGTTTGCGGCGGTAACGGTTATGGCTTCTTCGCTACGCGGCGTGCCGAACTCGTGATACAGGTAGTCATGCAAATGCGGAGGAAGTTCAATGATAACTTGAGGTTTCATGCGTTAAGGTTTTGATTATGTTGCAAATATACAAAATAATACGTGAAGAATGAAGAATGAAGAGTGAAGAGTGAAGAATGGAGGTGCGGACAAACGATTATCCGCTTCCCGTGAGGGCATATTTCCGCTTCTACAACTTCTACATTTTCTACAAATCCGTATATTACTGATAATCAATAGCATGCTTGTCCGGCAAGTAAAAAAGGGAGACAAAAAACCGTCTGCATTGTAGACGATTTGTAGAAGAATCGGGCAAAAGCCGGGTTTTGTAGAAATTTGTAGAAGCTTGTAGAAGCTCTTTTTAGGGCTTAATGTGCTGATATATAGCATTGTAGAAGTTGTAGAAAGTGTAGAAGCGTTTTTTGCCCCATCCGGAAGAGCGCAAAAAGGCAAAAAGAAACCCCGACATTCGCATGCCAGGGCACTCTGTTATAGCTATGATAGACAGATGCTTAGAACGGAACATCGCCGTTGTCCGCATCTTCGGAACCGTTTAGGGTCTCGATGTTCAGGTTGATGTTGTATGCCTCCATCAGTGCGGCATAGTCGAAACAAAGCGCCTGTTTGGTGGTGCTTTGCTTGTAATACCGTTTCGTTCCTCCTGTCTCTATCTCTTTGACCACCTCGATGCCTTTCTGTATGACTTTGAACCGCACGCTGTTCTGGACGCCTAAATACTCATGGCTGTTCTCCAGATAGAAGTTGAGCGATTCGGTAGGCAGCGCGCTGTCGCCTACCTGCTTGCTGTATTTCTTATACAAGGGGAAGATGCGGTCGGTGCGCATCCTCAACACAGGGTGGGGGTCTTGTATTGGATTTCACGGCTTTTGTTCGTCTTCAGCCGGTCGAGGTAGTCGATGCGGAAGTCGGACTCCAGGAATATCTCGCCGTCTTGCTGCAGGTAGCTCACCACGTTCCAGAAGTTCGCCAGCTCGTTGTTGCTCTTTGTCTCCCGGTTCTGGCGCAGGATGCCCTCCGTGCATATCCGGAGCAGTTCGGTATAAGAGAAAGGCAAGTCGATGGCTGCTTCCAGCGTGCGGAAAGCCGCCAATGGGATTACCCAGTTGCGCTGGATGCGGTCTTCTACGGTTTCGCCCTTCAGCCGTTCGTTCAGGTCTTCCATGCAGCTGCGGTAATTGTCCGGGAAGCCTGCCTCCATCCGTGCGTGGTGGGAAAGCAGCTGCAGCGTGAGGTGCGACAGGCCGAGGTCGCGCAGGCTCTTCAGTTCGTCGAAAGCCCGCTTCTCCTGTGTCGAGAATTCGGTCTTGGTAAACGTGAGGTAAACCAGCCGGCTGAAAAGGGCGATGTCTATGGTCGGCATCTCCTGCCCGGAGAGGATGACACCGCAGTCCACCGAAGTGATTTCACGCTTCTTGTCACGGTCCATGTTCATCCGGCTCCTGCCGGTTCCGTCCCAAAGCCCTTTCAGAAACTCGCGCTTGTCGAGGTCGATGCTGTTCTTGTACTCGTCGATGTGCACCAGGGCGTTCGCGCATTGCGCCACGGCATCGCCCAGCGCCGCAATGGTGGCGTTCTGTATGTTGGGAGGCGTGTTCTTGATGATGAAGAACGACATGAGCGAATGGCCCAGCTCGCTCTTGCCGCTTCCCTTCGGACCGAACAGGTTCAGGATGGGAAAGCTCTTGGTCTGGCCGGCTATGAGGTCGCGGAACAAAGCCGCCAGCAGGAAGCACAGTCCCACCTTGGCATTGTCGCCGAACACGGTGATGAGCTTGTCCGCAAAGCTGCGGAGCGACACATTGTTGTAATTGGTATAGACGAAACGCCGTTCGAACTGGAAGAGCTTGGCATCGTCGCGGTATATCACGCTGCATCCGGGCAGGTAGAAGTTGCCCGCCTTCAGGCGGACGATGCCGTATTCGTCCGCGGCGTGCCACTCGCCGTCATAGCATCCGTTGCCGAAGGCGAAGAAGCCTTGCCGCTGCCAGCCCAGCTGGGTCACCTCGACGGCGGTCTCGGTCTGCTCGTAGAGGTAGCTCTTCAGGCGGGTCAGCTCTTTTTCGGTCACCATCCAGATATAGTTGCCCAGCCCTTCCACGCGCATCTTGAACTTGGCAAGCGACACAAGGTCTTCCTGTTTCATCTCGATGATTTCCTCCTGCCCGCGCTCGTTCTTGATGCGGTACAGGCGTTTGGGCAGCAGGCTGTCCTTGATGTGGAACATCGGGCGCATGGTGAAGTTGCTCCACTGTATCATGCCCTTGTCGCCCTGCGCGTAGTAGCAGTTGTGGTTCTCGTAGAAGCCGTACTGCTCGTAGCTCTCGCGGTCGATTTTCTTGCTGGCATCGATGACCTTTTTCGCCTTGTCCAGTTTCTTCGCTCGCCGCAAAGCCGATGTCCATGCGGGTTTGTCCGGATAAACGGAAAGCAGCTCCTTGACGTACATGCCTTCCTTCACCTCGTCGTCTACCAGTGCCAGCAGGGCGCAGACGCGGTTCACCGCCTCGCCCCGCTCTTCGGTGGTCTCCACTTCCTGAAACGTGTAGCGGGCAAACCAGGTGATGAAGTCCTCTTCCTTCAGCCCGTCGAACTTCTGGCGGGTGGTGCAGTAGCTGTCGGGGTCCTGCTTGCTCCGGTCTTCGCCCAGGGGGATTTCCTTCACCGACACGGAAAGCCCGCAGCGCATCGCCAGCTCGCCGTTCTTCAGGGCGTTGCGGGTGCCTGCGCCCGTCTTCTCGCCCCGCTCCAGGTTGGGAGGGTCGGCATCGGGCAGGAAGCACACGCGCGGGGCATACCGCTTCAGCTGCTCCATCTGCTCCCCGGTCCACGCCCCTCCCAGCGGAGCCACCGCGTTGTTCACACGGATGCGCTGCAGCTGCATGGCGTCGGGCGCGCCCTCTACCAGGTAGAACTTGCCTTCCTTGGCAGCCTGACGCACGGCGAGGTCGATGCCGAAGATGCTTTGCCGCTTGTGGTAAATCTCGTTTTCGGGCGGGTTCAGGTATTTGGCGGCATGTTCGTTGCCTGTCATGTCGCGGGCGGTGAATCCGATGATGCGGCGGAAGCGGTCGCGTATCGGGATAACGGCACGCCCGCGGTAGCCGTCGTACACCGCTCCCTTCTCGTTCGTCTTCAGCAGCCCCATTTCTTTCATCAGGTCGGCAGACAGGCCTGCCGAGCGGGAGAACCGCAGCAGGTCGTCCCACGTGTCGGGGGCATAGCCGATGCCGGTCTCTTCTACGTATTCCTTCCCCCAGCGGCTCACGATGTAGTCCATGGCTGCCTTGTGCTCGGGCAGGAGCATGTTCTGGCGGAAATGCTCGGCACAGCGTTCGTTGATGGCAAACATGCTCTCGCGCTTCGCCTGCTCGCGCTCCTGTTCGGGAGTCAGCTTCCGTTCTTCCACTTCGATGCCGTAGCGTTTGCCCAGCGTCTGCACGGCTTCGGGGAAATTCATGGCTTCGTGCTCCATGAGGAATCCGATGGCGTTGCCCCCCTTGCCGCAGCCGAAGCAGTGCCACGTGCCGCGTGCGGGGTTGACGCAAAACGAGGGTGTCTTTTCGTGGTGCAGCGGGCAGCAAGCCCAATATGCCGCACCGCGCTTTTTCAGCTCGACGCATTGCCCGATGATGTCCACCAGGTCGGCACGGTCGAGGATTTGTTCGATGGTTCTATCGTCTATCATAGGTATAGCTGTAAGTGGTTGCGGTCGTCGGTCTGTCGGTAGGCCGCAAAGGTGGTCAATTCTTTTCGGATATGGCAGGACGCACATCGACGGAAGTCTCCACACCTTCCTGCCCGATGCCCAATCCCTTCAGCAATGCGCCTGTAAGCAGGAACGGCAGCCCGTGGCGGTCGTGCTCCTTCAGGTTGGCAGGTTTGACAAAAGCTTCGAACTCGTAGCTGCCGTATTTTTCGTAGTCATGCGTCACATTGATATACAATTCCGTCCCGTTGCCGCCCGTTAGCGTAATACAGCACGTCTCCCTTACAGCTCCCAGCTGATCTGCCCAGTACCAGCGGTCCAGGTGAGGCTTGCTGTCGAGCCTTACCTGTTTGTACACCATCGGCTTGTTGCCGCGTTTCATCAATACCTGGTCGGTCACGGTGCCCAGCTCTCCGGTCTGCAGCACCCTGACGCGTTGTTGTTTCGTGTTCTTGTCTTTTTTCATTGTTCCGTGTCATTTAAGTTATAGTGTCGGTTGATGACGCGGCTCATCACCGCGTTGAAGTCGAAATCCGTGTCCGGACATTCGATGATGACGGTCTCCAGCATGGTGCCGTTCGCATCATCGTAAGGCACGCCCCGCTGGATGTGTACGGGCAGCCGCCCGGCACGGCATTCATCGATGAGCGCCTGCAGCAGCCCCGTCTCGATTTCCAATTCATACTTCATCATCCAATTATTAATTATTAATTGTTAATTATTAATTACCCAAGGTGTTCCTCCATCAGTTCGGGCAAGTCTACCAGCAGCTGTTCCATGCAGCCCATGGGGGCTTGCAGGCAGGTCAGGTAGAGGTTGCTCAGGTCGTCGTCGATGGTCTGCGCACGGTCTACACGCACGTAGAACAGGCGGTCTACGGCGTCCACGAAGTCCATGTGCCCGCTCAGGGCAAATCCGCAGGTGCACACCAAGATGCCTGTCGGCGTGGGGCGCGGAATCCAGATGCGATATCGTTCATCGGGGGAGGCGATGCAGGCAAAGCCCCGCTGTTGTGTTTTGATTGTTTTTGTTTCCATACTATGCGTTGTTTGATTGTTGTTTTTCTTGTTCTTCCACACAATACTCATGCAGTTCTTTCAGTATTTCATTCCATGGGAGCCGGCACAAGCGGTCGGCTAGCCAGTACACACCGTCTGTGAATCCATATTCGTAAACGTCTCTGTGGTGGATGCGGAAATATTCGTCCGAATTGTCAAGCCATTGCTCGGAATGCTTTTCTGCTGCTTCTTCAATTTGTTCTTTTTTCATGTCTTTATTGTTTTAATGATTGCTTATCCGGTGTTGGTAATTCGTTCGGTTCAGGGTGTACCCGTCCCGGGCGGCTCTCCGTGGAAAGCCGTTTGGGGGGGAAAACAATAGTAAGAGGTTGCGCCCGTTACGAGAGGTAGGCGGGCAATACGGTGGCGTCGGGATGCCGGGCGATGAAGGCGAGGGTGTTGCGCATCCGCTTCTCGGCACGGCAGCGGCGGCGGTACGCCTGCTTCTCCAGCCATTTGGCGTGCACGCGCTCCACCAGCTGCGCATACGAGGCGGCTCCCATGGTGTAGCCCGTGCCGCAGATGTTGAACGTGCCGGTAAGGGTGTGCCCCTGCGCGTTGGGCGTGCGGCGGTAGCGGACGTGGCAGCCCTGCAGGTCCATGCCCAGGCGTGCGAAGTCGGTGTAAGGATTTCCGGTAAGAGGGAATGAGGATGCGGTACCCGTTTCGTGGGCGGACGTTCCGTGGCAGATAGACAGTTCTGCGTTGGGAATCTCGATGTTCTGTAACATAGGTATAAATAAAAAAGGTATCCGTGCCTGTCCCGCTGTCTATCACATTCATCGAGAAATGCTGTACGGCCATTAAGCCTGTACACGGGGGTACACGGATACCTGTATAAGGTTGTACTAAAACGGTTGCGGACATAAAAAATGCCTGCACGTTGTAATGCAAGCTCGCGTCCTGCATTTCTCGATATGTTATTGATAGACGATGCAAACATAGTGATAATTTTTGAATGTGCAAAGGGTTTGGGTGGAAAGTTTATTCTTCGATTATATTTTTGGATTCTCCAGTCATATCTTCCGCAGAGAACATAGACTTGAATTAGATCCGTCCTGTTAACGATTCCTAATAAACCTGCATTTGCAGGTTTTAAGCATGTTTCTATAAACCGTTTTGTATCTTCACTCTTGGTGAATTGATATAAGTCACGATTAAAGACATTCGCCATTTGGGTGGCATTTACCATTACATTTCTGTCGTTGATTTCAAATCCGACCTTCTTTCCATTATATTCAAACTCTTTAGTTTCCATGACCGGTTCAGTTTATTCATTCAGTCGAACAGTTGCGGTTCGTTCTTCAGGCGTTCGTTGCGAAGCTGCTCCAGCT